CTAAGCGCAGCCCCGTGCCCACGGTGTTGGCAACCGCCTGATCGACCGCACCGGCAAGCCAGCCGCTGTTGTGGATCAGGTCAGCAACACGCGCTGCGGCATCATCCCAAGCTTCGGAAATGTCGTCTTGGCTTTCTCGGAGAGCTGGGCGCCATCCGGAGAAAGTTACCCCTCGACCACCGCGCATGTATTGGCTGTTGTGCCGAGGGGCTGCATCGCTGCTGTCAGCAGGCGCAGGCAGCTTTTGGCCCGCGAGCAGGTCGCGGACTTTTGAGATCATTGACATGGTTTACCTGTTCAGCCTGCTGCCGGATCGTTGGAAGCGGTTACGATACGCGCCACCGCCGCCGCTCTTTTTGGGCGGAGGCAGTGGCGGATCACCCTCTGCAGTGCCGGCTTCTGGGGTTAAGGGAGGAGATCCCCCTTCAGACCGGTGAACACCCTCAGGGATGCGTTGGACGTTGAGCGTGTAGCCAATCGCGGAACACAAAGCCTCGCAGTCAAGGAGGTGGTTGTCTCTGGATCGCTTGACCCATTGTGGCTTGCTCCCCTTGAGGATGCGCGCCTCCGACGTGACCTGCCGGCAGTAATCTTCGTCCACGTCGCTGTGGACATAGAAAGCCCCGGGCACATCAATTGGCGTCCGCAGCCTTGAAATCACCAGGGACTTGAAGAAGTCAGTTGAAAGAAGGGCAAGATTTACTGAGTAGAGCGCCCGCTTTCCATCTGGTTTCACCTCGATCTTTGAGACCCGGTAGGGAGGGGTCATTACGTCGCGACCCTTGGTCGGCCAGCAGAGCCACGAAAACCGGCGGCAAAACTCGTAGACTTTGTGCTCGTTGCCTTGCTCGGGCTTATCGGGTCGGAACCCAGAGTCGATAAAGACCCGCTCGATCTGCATCCCCGCGACCGGTTGAAGCATCATTTCAGCCAGTTGCGCCCAGACATCATCCGCTTCTGTGGGCCCGTGCAGCTGGCCATAGTCGACAAGCCACGAGGTGCCTCGCGCGCCGAATGCCCGGATCACAAAGTACAGAGAGAACTTCTGCACATCGACACCCATGACAAGCCGCAGGCCGCCGGAGGGCACCGTTCTGGGCTCGTAAGGCAACCGGCGCTCCATGACTTCCTGCCATTCTGGGACGTCGCCGGAGGCGGTGATGGAATAGCACTCGCCGAAGCTTGCGTTCATCGCGGTCTGCACGCGGTCTTCATCGCCAGATTGCAGCGCGGTCAAATAGGTTTCAGCGCGCTGTCCCCAAGAAACAAAAGGAGAGCACAGACCAGACGTCCACATTGAGAGTGTGGAGCTCTCCGTTGGAGCGCCAGTGACCGATGGTGCATCTTCGACAAGCGCAATCCGTTGACCGGGCGCGACCATCGCCCCTCTAGCGTTCATCCATTCCTTGTCATCGTTTGTGTGCACGCCACCACAACGGGGGCAGCTCAAATATGCGGAGCGCTTTGCCTGCGATGGCGTGGCGTCCTTGGGCCAGTGCAACTGGCGAAAGCGCGGCACAAAGTATTCAGAACAATGCCGGCATGGCCAAGCCCAATGGTGCCGGGTGCCCTCTTGAAAGAGCTTCCAGATGGGGCTCTCCAGATCGTCCGTGTCCGAGACCCCCCAAAACTCCAAACCAGTGTCCTCGTCCAACTCGACCTCCACGAGCCCCCGGGCTGGCGTGCTTGTGATCGCGGTGACAAAATCCGCATACGTCTCACCGCGCGCTTCAACGAGGCCCAGCACGTCACCTTGGCCTTTGACGTTGGCCATCATCTCGTCAAACTCATCGATCAAAGCCAGCGCCGCTGGGTCTGACTTCAATGCCGACGATGAGCCGGCGTGCGCGAGACGGATGCGAACACCGGCCACGTGCTTAAGCGTTTTTTTCATGCGGCGGCCACGAACCACTTTGTTCGTTAGGCTTTCCGCTTCGTCCAAAAGCCCCATCAGGCGGGGCTCAAATTGGTCGGTTAGAAAGTCTTTAGTCGGCCCGACGTAAATGATCGGGGCAGGGCGCTGGTCAAGGCGCGCCCCGATGATATCCAGCATGCTGTCGGTCTTGCCCGACTGCGCTGAGGTCACCGCGACAACGCGACGATAGCCGCCGTTGTGCGCTGCGGACGACCACGGGATCATGTAAGGTGTTAACCAAGGGTTCCGGGGGCCTGGAATGCCGGAAGTTTCGGGATAAACGCGATTGTCCGCCGCCCAATCCGCGGGATCACGCTTCTGACTTGGCCGACAAATCTCGCTCAGGGTCTGCCAGAGCAGCTTCCGATCTTCGCGCCGCTGCTGAGATGCGTTCGAACGATCCATTAACTTCCTGTTCCAGCTTGCGCCGCTCGGTCATTTCCCGAGTGTATCTCGCAGGCAAAGCGCCAAATTCTGATTTAATAATCGCTCCAAATTCCAACACCACGGCGCGAGCGTCCTCGACTGCGATGAGTTCACGACGTCGCTCCGCGATCCGCAGCTCGATTTCGCGCGTGCGCGCCTCGGTCGCCCTGCTAGCCGCCACGGTCTTGCTGCTCTTGGATTGAAGGTCTTCGTAATAGGCGATCACACCTCGGACCACGGAGACTAGCGTGTATTGGTTCTTGCCCTGTTTCTGCACAAACCCAGCTTTGACCAGTTGATGCACCCACTGCGTGCTGCGCCCGCAAAGCGCGGCAACTTGGTTGACGGTAAGGGCATTGCCCCTTTGCTTGTCGACGCTTTCGGGCATTATATTAAGTCTCTGTTTTTGCTTATATTTTGGTTGATACACGCCGCGAGTAGAGCGAACGTGATTTCACGGCGCCAAGCGCGGCAAACCCCGCCACGCAGCAGACGCATCCACGGAGACAACGCTATGACCACGACAACCATCCGCATCGCAATAAGCGGCCTGCCGGACCACCTGGACCGCAGCCGCATGGATACCATTCTCGACGACATCGAAATCACCATCGCCGATGAGGGCGGCGTTTACGGCACGGTCAGCGCCGACAGTAACACAATCAATATCGAGGTGCAGACTGGCCAGCTTGTCGACGCAACTACCGTCCTCGCCGAAGCCAAATACATCTAAGCCTGATCAAGGAGATCATTATGTCACGCCTCAATCTTTCCGAACCTGAAACCAAATCCAAACCGGTTACCAAGCAGCAAACCCTGATCGATATGCTAAAGCGCCCGCAAGGCGCCACGCTGGATGAGATCGTCGAAGTCACAGGCTGGCAAAAGCACACTGCTCGCGGCGCAATGTCGGGGGCTCTCAAAAAACGCCTCGGACTTTGCATCTCTTCGAAGAAAGAAGAACGCGGTCGCGTATATCGGATTAAGGAGGCCTAAACCGCACGGCTTCCCTCTGGGCTGACATTATTGTCAGTGCACCAGACGCAAAGCTTAGGTCACCTTATACGGTTTTACCCGTATCCCTTTGCGGCTCGCTCGAGCCGGACTAAGCCGGATCAATCGAACCGTACTGATGCACCCCCTGAGCCGCTCCTAGACTGTAACGTCAAGCCTGACGATCAGGACATAGCCGTGCGCCTTGCCCGTGCTGAGACGGCGCTTGATGCCGAGCGCGAAAAAACTGCAATGATGGAGCGTTATCTAGGCGATGTGCGTCGGATGTTACCGCCACCCGATGCCGAGCCGCGCCGTCGTTGGTGGCCGTGGTGAGGGATGACAGTTTCGTTGAAATAGATACAGCCAGCGGTTTTACCATTGCTTTCTGTTAGCATACGTCACGCCTACTTGAAGACAAGGGAGAGCCTCAGCCACGCAAGAAATTCCTTGGCATCTTCTGATGGCTCTTTCCAATCACCGCGAAGTATAGGGTAACGGGGTGAACGCACACATTAATGTCAGCGGATAAGTTGGCTCAGGCTGCACACATGCCACCAGTCTGAGTAAATTGCATCATTTATAAAGGTGTCGTCAGTAAGGCTCTGTGACTATAATACGAGCAATGGATGCCAGCGCCAAAGACCGGTCATCAGCATCTTCAATTTGTTGAGCAGCCTGTAGTGCCAGCGCAATCGTCTCGCGAGCACCAGACGCATCACCGGCCTCAAATTGTGCGTTAGAAATGGATGCCAGCGTCCGAAAACGGTCATCAGCATTTTCAATCCGTTGAAACGTAATAAAAGCGCCAGGCACATCATCAGTCTGAGCTTGAGCCCTAGCAATGGCACTCATCGCCTGAGAACTCCAAACTTTGAAACCAACATCTTCAATCCGTTGAACCGTGATTGACGCGCCGGACACATCACCAGCCCGAGCCTGAGCCTCAGCAATGTCTATCATCGCTTGAGAGCCCCAGAAAGCATCTTCAACCTGTTGAGCCGCCTGTAATGCCAGCGCAATCGTCTCACGCGCACCAGGCGCATCACCGGCCTCCGACTGCGCATTGGCAATGGAAATCATTGCATCAGAACGATAATGAGCCACCCGAATCTTTTGAGCAGCCTGCAATGCCAGCGCAATCGTCTCACGTGAACCTGGCACGTCTCCAGCATTCTCTTGCAACCCAGCAATAACTGCTAAAGCCCGAGAACGCTTATCGTACCCCTCAATTTGTTCAGCTGTGATCAAAGCGTCACGCACATCACCAGCCTCAGCTTGCACTTTGGCAATGGCAGCCCACGTCCGAAAGCGGTCATCAGCATCTTCAATCTTTAGGGCCGTGCTTAAAGCAGCAGGCACATCTCCGGCCTTAGATTGCGCATCAGCGATGGATGCCAGCGCCAAAGACCGGTCATCAGCATCTTCAATCTGTTGAGCAGCCTGTAATGCCAGCGCAATCGTCTCGCGAGCACCAGACGCATCACCGGCCTCCGACTGCGCATTAGCAATGACAGCTAGCCCCAGAGGTATATCGCCAACATTTCCAATTTGTTGAGCCGTTCTTAAAGCCGCATACACATCTCCAGCCTTAGCTTGCGCTTCAGCAATGGAAACTAACGCCCAAAAATAATAAGAAGCCTCTTCAATCTGTTGAGCCGTGATTAAAGCGCCAGACACATCACCAGCCTCAGCTTGTGCCCTAACAATAGTAATTAATGGGAAAGAACGGTCACCAGCATCTTCAATCTGTTGAGCCGTCAAAATAGCAGCTTTCACCAATGCCACGCGAGCGTTGCCAATATCGCCGTTTGCA